ATGGCAAATCTCAAAGTCTCAATCATTGAACGAATCAAAACTGAAGACGGCAAATGGACGAGCAAGCCCGTAGCCGTGCCCAAACAACGCCCTAGCGCAAAGGGTCTCTACATGCGGGATATGCGGGAAGGCAAATTCCTGTTGGTCTGGCGGGAAGGGTCGCAGAAGCGGTATAGCGATTACATCCTAACCATGCGGGATGCGCTGCGACAGAAGACGCAAAAAGAACTCTACTTGCAAAGTCTCTCACACGGGTTGCACGTGGAAGACCCGACCAGCGGAAAAGTCAGGCTCACAATCGCTGACGCCATTGACGGTTTTCTGTCTGAACTGACGGGACACGGAACCACGGTTCCGCAATACACACGGAATCTCAGGCAATTCCAAAAGTGGAATGCTGAATCCCGCATAAAGAAAACCTACGTTGACCAGATTGACCGTGCTCACATCTTCGCCTTCAAGCGTTGGCTGGAAAGTGAAATCGGGAACGACGAGTTTACAGCGGTCTGGAAATGCCAGCGGGTAAACAAGATGGTAAAGACCGTGCTGAAACTTGGGGCGGGTCAGGGACCAGTAAAGAAATCGGATTTCAGTGACATCTTGGGGCGCAAACCAGTGGTCACGACCTATAACAAAGACGAGCGGGACAAGTTCCTAGCTTGCTGCTGTGCTGGTATGGACCTAACGATGTGGACGCTGGCGTTAAAATGCGGCTTACGCTCACGGGAACTTGCTACGTTGGAATGGACGGATATTGATTTTGTCCGCCACACCGTACACATCCGCAGAAAGCAAATGAAGGATGGTGACAAGACCATAGAGTTTATTCCAAAGAAATGGTCACTCAGGGAAATTGCAATTCCCGCAGATTTGATGGTCATGTTAGAACAGCTACCAAGAACGTCTAACATCTGCTTCCCGACCAACACGGGACGCATCAACCAAAAGTTGTGGGAAGAGTGCAAGGCGATTGCGAAAAAGGCGGGGTTGGATGTGGCGAAATTCAAACCTAAGAATTTCAGAAGCACCTACGCAACCAACCGACTGCGTAGCGGCTACACACTGCCAGATTTACGTGACCAGATGGGACATCGGGACATGCACAGCGTTGAGCATTACCTAGCTGCAATGCGTTCTGAAGACATGGTAAACAGCGGTAGGGTTGATGCGGGTTGGGACTAACGGGGGGGTATGGAAACGATTCAATATTACGGGGTGGTGATGCAAGGCAGAAAGATCGCTGAAGTGTTGGTCACCCGTTGCAACGGCAAGCAGGTTAGCCAAAAACTGACGGGTGTAACCTACAAGAACAAGCGGGACGCCATAAGCTCTTTGACCACCAAAAATGTGGGGAAAGCGTAGAATACCAAGTATGGCACGAGATACAAGGGACGCAATTTTGCGCAAGCTGCTGGCGGAAATGCCAGAACTGTTAGCCGACTATCTCCACCTAGCCCAAGACGTTGACGGTAGGGTTGATGCCGTCCGGAAGCAGAGGCATCGTAAGATAACCTCACTGTTGTTCAAGTATCAGAATTGGCAGTCGGTTCGCTAAACGTATATTTCGAGCAAGCAAAAGCCCCGGTGACAAGCCGGGGCTTTTTGTTTGGTATAATGTCCAACCTTGGGGGAATACTTAAGAATGAATATAAAGCCAATAATAAAGGAACTGAAACTCGAACGAGACCGGCTCAACACTGCAATTGCTGCACTCGCAGAATTGAAGCCAGAGCCAGTGAGATATGGAGCAGCGACCAGCTTTAACCCGGCTGAGTTTGAGACACCAAAACCAAAGCGGAGAAAGATGTCAAAGGCTGCACGGGCAAAGATTGCCGCTGCACAGCGTAAGAGATGGGCAGCGGTTAAAGCCAAGAAGTAATCTATTTTGGGATTGACAACACGACCCCGGCATTGACCGGGGTTTTTTATTTGAGATTGTGTATTTTGTGTCGAAAAGCAGTTTCATATCTATTGATGATTTGATTGCGGAGGTTTACTGATCCCCGTCCTCCGCCTCGGGGTAGCTTCGCAAGCGATTACATTGGCATTTCTCCCTCCTCAGTATGCTCCAAATGTCTTTGAGTATGACGCTGCGTGCTGACCATCGGCGGCTATAGTCGAAATATGCTTTCATTCGCTCGCCAAGCATTGTCCGCTTGCTCGGTTTGGGTCGCTTCGTCCGCCGCATGTACCTAGTATACAGGCGAATAGGCGATTTTATTGGGTGTTTTGAGGTCGTTCCACTTTGGGACAGCCGGTCGCCCAACCGAAAATAATTCGAAAATAATCCAAAAAAGTCCGAAACCGCCTGTATACCAATAGTGCCCAAAAACAAAAACGGAGGATTTATGGCGAAAACACCAGAAGCAACGCAGACCGAAGTGCTGAAGTACAGCGTCACGATCAAGACTGTCTCAGACATGCTCTGCTCTGCGACGGCACCGCTTGGTTCGGCATGGCAGAGGTAAGGTCAAGCAAGGCAATGCTTAGGGAATTTCTCAATAACACTGAGAAATTCCCTTCGTAGTTTAATAACTAAAATATTTTCTGGATTTCGGCAGTAATAAATATAGTCCGAAAATGTTGGAAACCGCCTGTATATTGACAGTGCTACTAGGAGAAAAACGATGGCTCAACCTGAAACACCAATCGTCTATGTCGATTTTGCTGCAACAGTGAAAATCATAGAGGAGGCTCCGGACCATTTGGTTTTCCGTGCTAGCCTTCGTCCATCACCTAGCAGTCACTACTATCAGATGACGAAAGAGGGCCGTGAAGACTTAACCAAAGCGGAGATGCTTGAAATACTCGATTCCGCTCTGGTGTATCTTGGTCCGAAGCCGAAACTCGATATGAAAATAATTGCTCTGGAACCAAAATCGTACCAGTGCTAGGGGACTACGAAAAATAGTCCGAGAAAGTTCGAAACCGCCTGTATTCTGACAGTAGGAGAAACGAATGGAATATAGCTACAGTGATTATCATTATGTGGAAGCCACAAAAGAGTGGACCAACGCTCATACCAGTGGCATGCAAGACAATCGTTGGTGGTATCAATTCAACCAGCAGCGGCACTCCGCTTCCACCGTTGTAAATAGTCTGTAGCTTGGGGGAATTTATGAAACTATCTGTCATAGCACACGATAAAAGCAACGAAGATTGCGCCGCCAGAGTAGTATGTGCCCAATGTGGGCTAGCAGATGGAATCCACGAAGTAGATTGCAAGCCGCCGAAATCTGACGGATGCCGTCTTTTAGCAGCGCACGAGCGTTTTATGAACACCGTCGAGGGCACGCCCGACGCCGACGCCGCATGGAAGGCTTTGACCGCTGCTTTGTGTAACAAATAAAACGAGGGGGAGATGAAATGAAAAAACAGAAAGTAACTTTGCCAAAAGCCCAGAGGCCAGTGCTCATAACCATAGTCAATGTCGTGCCGTCACCGAAATGTACGTGCCTAATGACTGTGAAAGTCACAGGTCGCTTACCCCACCAGTGGGAATGGGCGCACCACTCATCTTGTCCGTGTAGTCGGTAGCACCATGACAGAAATACCAGACAAGTTGTTTGATCTTATCCACACCAGCGAGATCACTCCAAGCGAGTTCATCGTGCTGGCAATTCTGATCCAGCGAGGCGGCATCGGCATCATTTCGCCAGCCGCCATCAGCCATGCCACGGACTACCAGATGAGTGCCAACCAAGCGAAGAAAGTATTACGTGGTCTTCGTAAGAAAGGACTCGTCAACCGTGAGGCGTTCGTATTAGGTGGACCAAAGCGCCACTATAAGTATTGGGCTACGCTTGACGGCAAATAGGTGATACATGACAAAACCACTCAAAAACAAAGGCTTCTCTTGGTTCAAATTTGATGTCGTCGATTGGCTGACCAGTAAAACTGTCTTGTCCATGACGCTGGCTGAAAGGGGACTATACATCACCATGCTGGCGGTCCAATGGCGTGATGATGGGCTACCAAAATCACTGGCACTTCTCAGTAAAGTCACCGGAGTAGACCGGCGAATTCTCCGTAAGTTTCTGGAGAAGTACAGTGAATTGTTTGTAGATTCACTGGAGAAGTCCAGTGAAATCACGAACCAAAAACTATTGAATTTGGCAGTAGAATCGGGAAAAATCACTGGTCGGGCGACCGCAGACATAGAAGAGAAGGATATAGACGACGTTTTAGATTCAAAAGAAAATAAGAAAAAGAAAAATGATGATGACGACGACGACGGACGACCGCCTAAAACGGCGGCACCAACAGCCGTCGAATTTCGTCCCAATCTCGTCCAGTTTTTACGCAAGCGATACATGCTGACAGATTATCCAGCCGGTATAACGGACAGGATACTGAATGCCCATCCAGACATTCGCTGGCACGACTATAACCTAGAGCAGCTTGGTACAGTCTTGGATAGACCCAAGTGGAAAAAGTCGATCACGGATGTCGGGGCATTGGCTTGGCGCTGGGAATCCGTGAAAGATGGTTCTCTCTACGCTCAGGTTAAAGAACTCATGCTGACAGATGATCCGGCACCGGCACCAACCATAACCACCAAAGATGTCATCTGCCAGTGCGGCGCTAAAGGCCCAGATGATTGCACATGCTTTGACGACTGTCCCCAATGTGGGGGTAATCCAGACGATTGCGAATGCAATCTATAACCAATCACAATCAACAAACAGGAGATAAGCAGTGAAAGAGCAAGTTGAACATAAATCCGCTGCCGCCCGCCATGCCGAATGCCATAAGTTGCGGGGAGTGGCACAGAAACACATAGAAGACCGTCTAGGGCGACCGTTGACCCCAAGCGAAGGAAATACCCTAGACATACAGCAAGACAGCGCTGGCGTCTACCACGTTTCTATCACGCTGCATTTCATACTTGGTCCAATCGAGATGATCACGACCTAGCCGCCAAGTCGTCAAATTTACCCAATATCGAATTCCGTGAGTATTGGGTAATGTGACCGATGTCGAATTTGTACCACCTAGAAACTTCGCAGAATTCTACGACCGTGACCCCTTATGCATTCGTAAGTTCGCCGCTCGGATACTCCACAAATACCATACCCACAGCGATGTCCGTGACCTAGAGCAAGATTTGCTCCTACATCTGGCGACCCTGCCGGAAAACTCAACATTTCGGAATGATGGTCTCTCGGATAGGATTGCCACTTGGGACGCCAGCCGGTGCGGCGGTCACAACGGAGCACATATTTGGTATGCGTGGCTGTTTGGGCTATGCCGTCACTACTATATCTCGTGGATTAACCGCAGGAAACAAGACGTACTGACCAACAGTAAGTATACGCTGCTTTCAGACGACAAATGGTTCGAGAGACCTCACTACATCGATCTAGTTGGTAGATCGTATATCGCTCAATTCCGTGATGCCGTTGCCGAAGAAAAGCCACGATTACTGCCATTTTTGATGGCTCTGATAGACCATGATGGGAACATCACGGACGCCGGGGCATCACTTGGTTACACCACCAGCCAAACCCATTCAGCCACATACGGTTTACGCACAGCCGCCAAGCGGTTTGTTGGTGGTCTATCGCTAAGGCGTAAAAACGGACGCCAACCGTCCGTTAGGTTGGTTAAATAGATGCTGGCTAATTACGACTCAATCGTCCGCACAGTGGTTTCCGTTTTCAAGAACAAATACAGACTCAGCAACGCTGAGGCTGACGACCTAGAGTCCGAGATTCTGTTCCGGCTGGTCAAAATTTCCAACAATACTGCACAATCTTACATGCTCGATTGCGAGTTAGCGGTGCGGACAATTATCAATAACGCCGCAAGGAACTTTCTGCGGTCGTTGATCCGGCATCGTAAAGTCTTGGTTGAGTTGCAGGAATGTGCCTGCACGGATACCGACTATGAGTCATTGATTCTCGTCCACGAGATGCTGGACTGCCTGACGCCACAGCAGCGGGAAGCCATCCGGTACTGGTTCGGCTTGGACGGATTGAGCCCGACCCACGATTACCGAAAGATCGCTAAATTGCTGGGCATTACCCGCACCCAATCCAAACAATTGCTGGATTCCGCCTTTTCTCACATGAAACTGTTCGCCGCTGTGGCTTAGTAGCTAGGATACCCCGCCACGAGCTTTAGAGCGTCTTTGGGGCGTTCTTGTGGCCCCTGCCTACCCTTTTACCCTATCCCCACTGCGCAAATCACCAGCCCGAAGTGTTCTATTGGTGAGACCCCGAGTGCTGCCTCTTTCATTCTCCGGTTATTCAGGCAGCGAGTTCCATCGGCCATATCGGGGTCTCGATTTCTATGCCCGTAGCTGCCCAGAAGCCTTGCAATCATCCGGGGTGCCTCGTCTTAACCGACGCCGATTACTGCGATGCCCATGTAAAGCAGCATAGCCGGAACACGACAGCTCGGGGTTACGGGTGGTCATGGATCAAGGTTCGAAGGCGGGTATTGCGGCGGGATAAATACCTGTGTCAACCATGCCTGAAGGATGGACGACCGACCCCGGCGATGGATGTCGATCATATCAAGCCGAAGGCGAACGGCGGGACTGACGATGAGACCAACCTTCAATCGATTTGCGAGGCGTGCCACAAGGAAAAGACCCGCAAGGAAAATAGCAATCAATGAGCGAATTTTTGAAGTTCGTTAAGAGCATATTCAGCGAAGCCGATGGAACGGGTTCCACAGCTCGTATCCTAAGCGCCTTATTCGCACTTTCCGCTGTCTACTGGATTACCCACCTCGTACACGTTAATCATGCTGTCCCGCCACTGAGTGACATCACCACGCTTATAGCAGCCCCGTACGGAGTAAACAAGATATCCACTAAGATCGCTGACGCTGTAGCGGCGCTGGGCGGTAAGAAGAAAGACGAGCAGTAGTGAGCTGGTGACCCGACGATGTGACTTATGCCACCGCAAGCGTGAGCCCGACTCACCTAACCGTCTAATTTGCATGGTATGCGCTGAGGCAATAAGCCGGTTGTTGTTAGTGTTATCAGGTAGTAAACAATGTAAGTGAGTGTTTTGTCATGTGGTGGTTATTCGATCACGAAGACGATGAAGACGATGAAGACAACCAGTATCAGCAGCGGAAAAAGAGATGTGATGTTAACAAAGGGGATAGGGGGTCAAATAAGTACAAAACTAAGGCCCTTCGTGACCCCACGAGTCGTTTCACACGTACGCAGAATGGAGTTAGGGGGTAAATGAAGATAACTGATTTGCAAACAGACCCGAAAAACGCTAACAAAGGTAACACAAGGGGCAATAAAGCTATCCGTACCAGCCTCGAAAAGTACGGAGCGGGGCGGAGCATCCTGCTTGACCGCAACGGAACTATCATCGCCGGTAATAAGACGGTTGAGAACGCCCAAGCGGCGGGCGTGGAAGATGTGATCGTGGTTCCGACCGATGGTAGCAAGTTGGTCGCCGTGCAGAGAACCGACCTTGACCTATCAGACCCAAAAGCCCGAGAACTAGCCATAGCAGACAACCGCACTGGTGAGCTATCGCTTGAGTGGGATGGTCCAACGCTAGCCGAGTTATCCGCCGACCTTGACCTGAAGCCATTTTTTACTGATGCAGAACTGAACGACACTATCGGAACTGACAACGACCCGGCGAATGACCCAAATGCCGAATACGAGGGTATGCCGGAGTATAGCAGCGAAGACCAGATGGGTGTTCGCAAATTGATCGTTCACTTCAAGACGCTTGAAGACTTGGAGCAGTTTTCTAAAGCCATTGGTCAGAAGATACCGCCGAAGGCTCCGTCTATCTGGTACCCAAGAGTACCAAATGCCGACATGGCGTCAAAGAAATATGTCTAACGTGCAGCCGCAGTTTCCGATCTTTATCCCGACACTTAGCCGTTACGATTCCCGCATGACGATCAAAGCATTGCAGCGCATGAGCATCGAGCGATGGTATGCCGTTGTAGAGCCGCAGGAGTATGACCAGTATGCAGCGGTAGTTCCTAAGAAACACATCCTCGTCCTTGATATGTCCTACAAAGATCGCTATGAGACGCTAGACGACCTCGGGCTAACCAAGAGTGTAGGTCCGGGTGCGGCTCGTAACTTCATTTGGGATAAGTCAATCGAGATGGGCTATCCGTGGCATTGGGTGATGGACGATAACATCTATACATTTTATCGAGCAAATGGAAACTTACGACACGATGTGCTGTCTGGTGCTTTCTTTAGAGCGATGGAACAGTTCTGCCTGCGTTATGAGAATGTGGCGATGGCAGGCCCGAATTATGACATGTTCGTGCCCCGCAAGTACAAGACTTTGCCGCTGATTTTCAATACCCGTATTTACTCTTGTAATCTCATCCGCAATGACGTGCCGTTTCGTTGGCGTGGCAGGTACAACGAAGACACCATCCTTTCGTTAGATATGCTGACGGCTGGTTGGTGCACGGTTGAGTTTAACGCATTCCTACAGAAAAAAATCGGAACGCAAAGAGTTAAGGGTGGTAATAACAAAGTTTTTTACAGCATCGAGGGCACTCGCCCAAAGAGTCAAATGTTGGTGGATGTCTACCCAGAATACACAACCATGGTACATAAGTTTAACCGCATCCATCACTACGTTGATTACCGATCATTCCGCAAGAATAAGCTAATCCGCAAGCCCGATGTCGTCATCTCAGACGGCGATAACGAGTGTGGCATGGAACTTCAGAGGGTAAAGAATGGCAGGACGTAGACCCAAGCCCACAGCAGCGAAGTTACTCGCTGGCAACCCCGGACATAGACCGCTAAACCTGAACGAGCCGAAGCCGACAGGGGTGCCGACTTGTCCCCGCCATCTGGATGCACAAGCCAGAGCCGAATGGAAACGCATGTCCGCCGAATTGCGAGCATGTGGGCTGCTTACGTTGGTAGATCGTGCCGCATTCGCTGCCTATTGCCAATGCTGGTCTCGTTGGGTTACGGCAGAGCAAGGTATTGCCAAGCATGGCATGGTTGTCAAGGCCCCGTCAGGGTATCCAGTACAGAATCCCTATGTCGGGATTGCTAATACTGCATTAGACCAGCTACGCAAGTATTTAATTGAGTTCGGCATGACGCCTGCCGCCCGTAGCAAAGTCAATGCGCCGCACCAACCCAAGGAAGAGGACGAGTTCTCTTTTCTGGATACCATCCCGACCGAGAGCCATAGAACACAGTAATGGGTTATTTAGATACAGCAAATCAATACATTGACGGAGTGTTATCTGGTTCTATATTGGCGTGTAAGTATGTCAAGCAGTGTTACCAGCGCCACAGAAACGATTTGGAGAAATCCAAAGACCCCAATTACCTTTACCAGTTTGACTCCGTAAAGGCTGAGCGAGTCTGTCAGTTTCTTGAACTGTTGCCCCACGTTAAAGGTAAGTGGGCCGGTAAGAAGTTCATATTGGAGCCTTGGCAGGCTGCCTACACCATGGTTCTGTTCGGCTGGGTGCATAGGGATACTGGCTTCCGTCGTTTCCGATTCGCCTACATTGAACTACCCCGCAAGGACGGTAAGAGCCTTTGGGCTGCCGGTGTCAGCCTTTATTTCTTGTTAGCGGACGGGGAAGTCGGGGCGGAAGTCTACATCGGGTCAACCAACCTACAGCAGTCGTTCGAAGTCTTCAGACCAGCCAAGCAGATGGTTGAAAAGTTCACGGCATTGCAGCGGAGATTCGGAATAGAAGTAATGACCCAATCCCTTATCGTGCCATCAACGGGTTCTCGTATGCTGCCCATTATCAGCGTTGGCAAAGAGGGTAGCGCCCCGTCGCTATTTGTGGCGGACGAAATGCACCAATGGACGAGCGATGAGTTATACGATGCGCAGCAAACCGGCATGGGTTCCCGTCAGCAGCCGCTCGCATTAGTGATTACCACTGCCGGTGACAACATAGCCAGCCCATGCAAGATGATGCACGATGACGTTGACAAGATGCTCGCTGGGGTATTCGAGCGGGATAACTTGTTCGGGCTGATATACGGTCTCGACGATGACGACGATTGGACGACCGAGAAAGCCATCTATAAAGCTAACCCCAACGTGGGCGTGTCCGTAGACCTCGATTACCTGAAGTCGCAGCAACAGATTGCCTTGCAGAATTCAGGCAAGCGTAACCGCATCCTGACCCGACACTTTAACGTTTGGTGCAATGCGTCATCTAGCTGGATGTCGCTTCCCAAGTGGAGCGCCTGTGGTGATGCTGCCCTTATTCCCGACGCTTTCAAAGATTGTGTTTGCTGGATAGGTCTGGATTTGGCAGCCAAGATCGACATGGCGGCTGCTGTGAAACTCTTTCGGAAGGAAATAGACGGGCAGGCTCACTACTATATTTTTCCTCGATTCTATCTGCCGAGCGACCGCACCAATGACCCGAGCTGCCAGCATTACCAAAAGTGGGTGCATGATGGGCACCTGATAGCCACCCCCGGAAACGTAATTGACTATGCGACGATTCAAGACGATTTGAAAGATGACGCCAAAAAATACAAGGTACTGGAATTGGACTTTGACGAGTGGGGAGCCGAGTATCTTCGCCAACAGTTTCATGCCGAGACGAAGATAGCAACCGTTCAAGTGCCGCAAGCAGTGAAGCATCTATCCGACCCAGCCAAGGAGTTCGAGGCGTTGGTGATGTCAGGTCGATTGCATCACGATGCTAATCCCGTGATGACGTGGTGCGTAAGTAATGTAGTCGCAAAGTACGACAAACATGACAACCTCGTACTCGATAAAGATAAGCCGGAAAACAAGATTGATGGTGTAGACGCTACGCTTAACGCCCTCGCTCGTGCTCTTGCTGCCCCGCTGAAAGCCAAATGGTTCAAGCCGTTTCAACTGTAACTAAAAGTAGGTAATATGGGTCTTCGTTCATTCTTTAAGTTCCGCAACACCGAAAGCCGCTCTATTCTTGATAATCCCGCTATCTCTCTGGCATCCCCCGCCATTTGGCAATGGATCAATCAGGGCAACCCGTCCGCCTCCGGCGAGCTAATCAACGAAGTATCGGCGTTACAGATTACGACCGTATATGCCTGCGTCCGTGTTATCAGTGAGTCGATAGCCAGCCTTCCGCTCAAGCTGTATGAGAAGTTACCCAAGGGACGACAAGAGGCAGCCGACCAGAGCCTGTACAACCTGTTGGCGTTTGAACCCAACCCGGAAATGACGGCATTTACTTTCTTTGAGACGTTGACGGGCTGTCTCGCTCTTACTGGTAACTGCTATGCCCAGATCGTACGCAATGGCGCTAAGCAAATTACCGCCTTATATCCGCTGCACCCGTTACAGACTACTCCTGTTCGTCTTCCTGACGGTAAGTTAGCGTATACAACGAGCGACGGGGAACAACCGGGCAATCAGCGGATACTTGGTTCCGATGCCGTGCTGCATATACCACTGTTTGGGTGGGATGGTCTAAAGGGATTATCCCCGATACACCAAGCCCGTGAGGGTCTCGGACTGGCAAGAGCCGCCGAGAAGTTTGGAGCACGTTTCTTCGGCAACGGAGCGAAGCCTAGTGGCTTGCTCTGGCCAGACGGGGAAGTGGACGAGCAACAGGCACAAGGTGTTAAAGAGTCTTGGCAAGCAAGCAACGGCGGGGTCAACCAAAACAACATCGCAGTGATTCCGGGCAAATGGCATTACCAGCAGGTTGGTATCAGCCCAGAAGATAGCCAGTTCTTAGCAACCCGTAAATTTCAACGGGAAGATATTTGCGGCATGTTCCGTGTACCGCCTTCAATGGTTGGGGATGTCACCAAGCTATCAAATAACAATCATGAACAGCAAAGCCTAAGTTTCGTTACAGACACTCTGCGCCCTTATCTTTGCAGATTCGAGCAAGAGATCGTTCGCAAGTTGATGCCCGATACCGGGCGTAACTCTGGGAAGTATTTCGTTCAGTTTGACGTATCGGAACGGCTCCGAGGTGACTTTAAGACGAGCATGGAGGGTTATGCTGCTGGGCGTCAATGGGGCTGGTTTTCGGCTAATGATGTTCTGACAGACTTGGGAGAAAACCCAATTGGCGAAATCGGCGATATTTATATGTTCCCCGTCAATATGGGTAACGCCAAAAACCTGTTGAACCCACCACCCCCGCCAGTCGTAGTGCCAGCAGAGCAGCCGCAACAGGAACAGGAACCCTCCTCAGATGCACCCACGGAAGCCGAGCGGTCGTTGCTGTCCCGATATATGCCTGCCTATCTTCCGCTGTTCAGGGACGCTGTAGGACGCACCACAGCCCGAACCAAAAGGGATTTAGACGGGATTACGACCGTCTTTAGCAGCCTTTTAGATAGTCTTTCTGGTCTATTTACCGACGCAGCGAGAACCCAATTCAAGCTAACCGACGCATGGAAGCCGGACACGGACAAGCTCGTGCGGGAACATCTGCGGGGGATTGAGAAGCGGGCAGCCGATTGGACACCCGAACAGTCGGAACAAAGCACGGGCATTGAACTTAATAAGGCGGTTAGAGCCTTGCACATCAAGATTTTTCGAGACGCAGGGGCAGCCGTAGCAATCACCAATCTAGGAACAGAGGTAACACAGTAATGAAAAGAGAAATACGCTTTAGTAAATCGACAATAGAACTTCGGGAAGACACAGGCAAGGCTCCTGTGATTTCTGGTTACGCTGCGGTATTCGCTCCAGCACGGTCGGAAGACATGGGCGGGTGGGTAGAGCAGATCGACCCTCATGCTTTTGACGAAGCCGTTTCTGGTGATGTTCGGGGTTTGTATAACCATGACGCCAATATGATTCTTGGTCGTACCAAGTCAGGCACCATGCGTCTTAACCTAGATGCTCATGGGCTTCGGTATGAAATCGATGTCCCAGATACGCAAGTCGGTCGTGATCTTGTCACCAGTATGAAGCGGGGAGATATAGACGGAAGCTCGTTTGCTTTTGCCTGCAAGAAAGACGCTTGGGAGAATGACGACGCTAGCGGGGAAATGCTTCGCACAATCTTGAAGGCTGATTTATTCGACTGTTCGCCCGTGGTATATCCTGCCTACCCCGACGCCAGTTCGGCTGTTCGGTCGATGTTCCCAGACGGCGTTCCAGAAGTTCCAAAGCCAGACACACGAGCGGACAAGGATTGCCGCTGCGAGTGTGCATCCTGCCTAACCGGCGATTGCGAAGACTGTGACCCAGATAACTGCACGGATGAGAATTGCCGCTGCCACGAGCGAAGCCGTGTGTTATCGGACTCTGACCGTAACAGGTTAGCCATTCAGATTGAATTAAGGGCGCACGGGGTTCATAAGTAGGCCGTGTGCGGATTGTCCACCAGATCGGCAGCGAGTGCGATGTCTTAGTCTCTAAAGACGGTTCGATAGTGACCGTCCGTATCGTTGAGAAAGAAGGCGATACAGATATTACTATTGAGGGGATTCCCCGTCACATCTTGGATGCATTCATTACCACCGCTGGTGTGCTGTCAAATCTAACTGCGATGGATAAGCAGCCTAATTAGGTTATGCCTAAAACACTTCTAGCCATAATCTTTTGCAAGAAATATGCTGACCGTGTAAAGGCAATCCGAGACACATGGATACCCGATGCCATAGCCGCCGGATGGGACGTGCAAGTGTTCGACGGGGAACGGCTCAGCGTACCCGACGATTATGCATCATTACCGCTAAAAACCAAGGCTCTCTGCCAATATGCGGTTGATAACGGATATGACCATCTGGTCAAGATAGATGACGACACTTATATTTGTGTCCCGTTTTTTCAGCTTATACCATTTGACTATGCCGGAATTCGGATACCCGCCAATAACGGCGGGTCCAACATCCTGAGGATTCCGCCTTGCCAGTATGGGAAGTATCCCCACGACTATGCCAGTGGTGGTATTTACTGGCTTTCCCGTAAAGCTGCAACCATCATAGCTGAGACCCCGCACAACGGCGACTGGGCGGAAGACAGGTTTGTTGGCGATACTCTAGCAAGGCGGGGTATCAAATTGACAGTAATACCGCAATATATTTATGTTTACCCGTATACGCTGTCCTACTATCTCAAGCAGGGTTGGACGGTCCTAACTCAGATTCCAACTCCCAGAGACATCCTAGCCTGCCACAACCTACCTAAATAGATTCGGCGCAAATTTCCCTTGTCATGTGTTCTATAGACCGTAAGAAGCCGTACGCAAGAGCCTGAGCCTTTCCCCGTGAAATACCTTCAATGGTGAGCCCACCTTGCTGCTGAGAAGTCTCTGCACGTAGCAGTGTGACTGTCCCGCACAAATTAAATCCTACAGGGACATTCTATGACTATCAAAGAAATGAAGGACAAGAGAAACCAACTGCTCACGCAGGCTCAGGCTCTAGTTCGTAAAGCAGAAGTAACCGCAGAAGACCGCCAGTCCGCCGACCGTATGTTGGCTGAAGTCGATACCATCGAAGCCGACATCACTCGTGAAGAGCGGCTCGCAAAGTTTGACGCCGAGCAGCACAGCTCAGTAACCCCGCCTCGTCCTATCCCCGGTTCTGAAGTTACAGACACTCCGGAAAAGCGTACCGCCGCTGAAAAGCGTGCGTTCTCCAATTATGTCAAATACGGCGTTGTTGACTCCACCGTTATGCGCAGTGCGGCTCCCCTATCGGGCACGGAACTCCGTGACCTCGGCGTCGGCTCTGTAGCTGGCTCCATCACTGGTGGTTATCAGCTCGTGCCGCAGGCATTCTACCCGGTATTGGAAGACGCCCAGAAAGCATGGGGCGGACTGCTCAACATCGTCAATACCCGTGAGACAGACAACGGCGCACCAATGAAGATCGCTTTCACGAACGACACCGCAAACATGGTGACGGTCATTGGCGAAGACACTGGCGTTAGTGAGTCTGACCCATCAATCAGTGGCGTGCTGTCTAGCACGGATTTCCTGACCACGGGCGCTGTAAAGGTTTCGCTTGCTGAATTGCAGGACTCGGCTTTCGACATCGATGCGTTCATCCGTGACAGTTTCGGCAAGCGCTGGTTCCGTGGCGTCAACTACCTCGTAACCAATGGCTCCAGCTCTGGCAACGTTCAGTCCATCCTCGGTGCTGGCATCGTAGCCTCTCCGTACTCGTCCGCTGGCGTACAGTCCGCCACGACAGCTACGGTCGCCTATGGTGACATCGCCGGTCTATACGCTGCGCTTGACCCTGCGTACGAAGACAATGCTTCGTTTGTTTTCAACAGCAATACCCGTGGTTATCTGTTGAAGATCACAGATAGTCTCGGTCGTCCGCTGTTCATTCCGGCTCCTAATGCTGGTGCGTTTGACATGCTGCTCGGCAAGAAAGTCGTACTCAATCAGGCTATGCCTAATGTGGGTTCCGGCAATGTCGCTGTTCAGTATGGCGACTTCAAGGCTGGCTATATGTATCGCCCAGTAAAGCCGGGTCTGGCTATCTTCCGTCTGAACGAACTCTACATGGCATCTGGCATGGTCGGCTTTATCGGCTACGCCCGTGCGGGTGGGGTCATTATGGACGCCGGTACTCACCCAATCGTAGCGCTGACAGTGAAGTAAATAACCGAGGGTAACGACCCTCACTAAATACGAGGGGCGGATAGTTATCTGCCCCTCGTCTGTTAGAGCCTATGAAAATCAAGATTACTCAAAGTTTCTTTATGCAAGGTTATGCCCCGTTCGTACCGGGTGAACTACTCGACATTGATAACACGACCGCTCATGCCTTTATCAATTCAGGCTTTGCGGTATCGACCGAGAAGCCCGTACGGGAAACGGCAACCCACGGCAAGAGTCGTGAGAAGGCGGTCAAGAGTTAATGCCGCTTTCGATCAATCTCGTAACGCCGCCCGCAGTAGAGCCTGTGTCGTTGGCTACAGCCAAGACACATCTTCGCATCGATTATGACAACTCCGCAGAAGATGCCTTGATAACGGCTTTTATTGTAGCGGCTAGGCAGTACGCAGAGAAGATTACCCATCGTGCATTTTTTAACCAGACATGGACGCTTAATCTGGATTGCTTCCCGATCTACCCGTGGTGGTCAGGCACGATACAGGCGAGCAGCCCCCGCACGGACTGGTTAGCTCGCTACGGCATTTTACGGGGTCAGCAGATATTACTACCTAAACCGCATCTGGCGAGCATTACAAGTATCAAGTATGTCGATGTGACAGGGACGCAACAGACCCTATCCGATACGGGCTATTACGTGGACAACACGAGCGAACCTGCTCGGTTAGTCCCTATGCCCGGTTTGTGCTGGCCTGCGACACAGACGTATATGCCGGGTAGCGTTCAGATAACTTACCTGACGGGCTCTTATGGGGACGGGACGGAAGTTAACACCTGTCCGCAGACTGTGTGCATGGCAATCTTGCTTTTGGTTGCCCACTTCTATGCAAACCGTGAGGCAACGTCCGGAGCGAGCCTCAAAAATATCCCGCTTGGCGTTGAAGCCTTGTTGGATACGGTCAAGTTCAATTTCTGGGGCTACGAGAACAACTAATGATTACGGCAGGCAGGTTAAACAAGCGGGTAGCGTTTCAACGTCTGTCTTCAACGCCAGATAGTTTCGGGCAGCCTGTAAACACATACAGCACCTACTATACCGCTTTTGCGGAGATAGATGCTCTGCGGTCGCAGATGTTATACGACCCGTCGCAGTTCGTGGCTCAGAGCACGTATAAGGTTGTGATCCGTTACCCGTGGGGAATCAACATTTCGCCCAACGACCACATTGTCTGGGAAGGCATGACGTTCAACATTCAGTCCATCGTTAACACGGGAATGCGGAACATTGAGTTACAGATACTCGCCTATGTGTTGGATGAGAACGACGGCACTGAAACCTAATGGACGAACTCTGCGAGATCGAAAGCTTACAGGAACTCGAACAGAAGTTACAAGCATTGACTCCTAAGTTGGCTAGGGAGGCGGTCGTTGATGCTATCTCACAGGCGGGGATGATTATAAAACGCCAAATGGAAGAGTTAGCTCCGGTCGGCCCGTCCACTGACCCGCACCAAGGAGCATTGGAAGGAAGCATTGAAATGTTAGTTGCGATAGAGACTTTTGAGAGTGGGGTTATCGCAACGATAGGCCCAGATGCCCGTGCTTTTTGGGGTTACTTCAGCGAGTACGGTACTTGCAAGGAACCGGCTAGGCCGTGGGCAAGGCCCGCATTTGACCTATCGAAACAACAAGCATTGGACAAGTTTCTTGCCGTGCTGACGGAACGTATTGAGGCTGTGGGTTAGGCGAGTAAATGTTAGAGCAGGGCATCGTAGCACATCTATCGGCAGATACTACCCTATTGGGAATGGTCGGAACTCGCATATACCCAACCATGATGCCGCAGAATGCAAACACGTTTCCGGCCATTGTTTACACGGACGTATCAGCGAGTACGGATGTAAATCTTGATTTGTCCGCCGTTAGTTTTATGCGGATTCAATTTGATTGTCGGGGTAACACCTATGCCGACAGCAAGAATGTAGCGGCTAAGCTTCACACTTTGTTTGATGCCTACCAAGGCACGCTGCCAGATGGAACAGTCGTCCGCTACACAGAATGCGGGGTATCGATGTCGCAGTATGACAAAGATGCCCGTATATATCGCCAAATAGAAGACTGGACGTTTCAGTATTAACCAATAATCGTTAACCGCAGTACCTGCAATTGTCCGTTCCCGCCTTTATAAGTTCGGGTTCACCTACAGCAATCAACAGAGTATCTCAAGGAATCATGCTATGTCTTACACAGGCTCAAAAGCACAAACTGGTGCGGGTACTACCCTCAGCATCGGCGCAACACCCACTCTTATTGGCGAAGTCAAGAATATCAAACTGAACGGGCGCAAGTTCGACACGGACGACGTGACGAATATGTCGAGCACCGTCAAAGAATTCATCGCAACCATGATGGACCCCGGCGAAGTCAGCTTTGACTTTAATCGTGTGTCTTCCGATGCTGGGCAGGTTGCGTTAGAAGCGGCATTCTCCGCTGGATCGCTTTCCGCTTTTACGATTCAGCTACCTAAAGCGCCCAGCCAAACTACCACCGGCGACAAGTATGCTTTCAGCGCTTTGGTCACAGAGTGTGACTACAGCTTTGAAACCACCAAGGCGGATGCTGGCTCAGCGAAACTGAAGATTAGCGGAACCATCGTCGAAACCATAGGAACCTAATAATCCGTAATGGCGGGGTGGTCATCGTCACCCCGCTAGAGATATAGGCACAACTATGGCTAAAAAACCATCTCCAGTAATGGACCCGACATTGCCTCGTGTACTCGTTGAGGTAAATGGTTCGGAATACTTTCTCTGCTTTGACTTCAATGCAATCGTTCAAGCCGAAACCCTCACGGGTCTAAATCTGCTTAACGCCCTTGACTTTAGTAACGTCAATGCGCTGACGCTGCGAGCGTTGCTCTATTCTGCTTTGCTCAAACTACAGCCAAACGTGACGCTTGACGAAGCAGGAATGATTCTGACCCTCGGACGGGGCAAGGTGACGACCGCCTTAGTGAAGGCGTTCACCGAGAGTCAGCCCGAAGTGGATGACGACTCAAAAAACGTAGAGAAGCCGGAGCAGTAGTTCCGGCTCTCTCTTGGCAGCAGCAATGGCGGCGGTACTGGTCATTCGCCCGAATAAATCTGAGACTGACGGACGTTGAATTCTATGCTTTGACCCCTCGTCAGTTTGACGATTTGGCGAAGCGATATCGGGAACAGATAGAGCATTTTGAATGGGTCATCGGGATACACGGTTCCGCAGTGGTCAATTGCTCGCTAGGTGCCCCAAAGAATGGGGTTAAGCCCGTTGATTTTATGCCATCGCAATTTGGAAAGACTAAAACCGTCGAAGCTAAAAAGCAACGGATGACTAAGAAGCATAGAGCCAGCGTAGCGGCTAGTGTGCGTGGAATCTTCAAAGGTTTGATTATGCGACAAGACAAGCAAGGAAAGTAAATGGCAATCGGGCGTATAAAAGTAAATTTCGAAGCGGGAACAAGTTCCTTCGTTGACGGAATGAAGTTCGCCGAGGCTCAAGCCCGCCAGTCCGCTAACTCTATCAAGACCGCTATCAAAAAAGAGATGCAGGAGTCGAAAGCATCTCTTGCTCTTGTGGGTGAGGAGTTCGGGGTCCACATGCCCCGCCACCTGCGCACGTTCATTAGTGGGCTTCCCGCTGTTCGTACCGCTATGTCAGCGGCATTTACTGGTCTCGCCATTTTCGGTATTGCCGAAGTTCTCATTCATGCTGGTGAGAAAGTCTACGAACTCGTTAAAGCATTTAACGGGCTTTCAGAAGCCGCCAGAAAGAACAACGCCGAATGGACATCGTTTGCCCAAGACACACAGATCGCCAACGACCATCTTGACGTTACCAACGCTAAGTTAGACGTACAAATCGCCAAGCTGCAACATAAGCCAATCAACAATCTAGCCGTTGCACTGGCAGAAGCCCGTATAGCAGCGGACGAGCTGGGCAAGTCATTACAGAAAGATATTGATAAGCAAATCCAATTGCTCGGCAAAACTCCATGGTATCAGGTTGGGGATACTACCGCCGGGGCTACCGCTAAGAAAGCCCAATCACAATTGAATGATATGACCATGGTGGGTTTGGGCATGGGTGCCAGTGATGACACAGGCTTAACTGCTGTCAGACAGATGGACCCGAAAGCCCAGATTCAAGCCCGCATGGACATAATCAGAGCCGCCATTGCTGAGACGCAAAACAACATTGCCAATACAGCGACCAGTGCGGTGCGCATCGGTTATGGCAATACTGCCGGTGACAAAGAACTAGCGCAAAACAAACAGAGCCTTATCCAGTATGTCGAAGAGTTGGGCAGCCTACAGCGCAAGGTTGACGAGCTTAACAAGCAATCCAAGGTCGGCGAACTAGAAGCGAATAAAGCCAACACCCCACGTGCAATCGTTCAGCCGATGAACAACGGGTTCGCTATTGCGTTGGCACAAGCACAGCAGAGAGTGACAAACGCTCAAGCCTTGGTTGCCGCTGAGAGTGTCGATAACTCCAAACGGGCGGAAGCATTGACTATTGCCAAAGCCAACATGGAAATATCAAAACTCGATGCCGAGATCACCGCAAAGAATTTGGAGATCGTAGCCCGCAATGCAGCCACGCTAAAGAACAACCCACGGGCAACACCAGAGAAACTGCTGGAGCATTTATCCGCCGACCAGAAACAGCAGCTACAGACCGAGGCTCTTAGGCTGGCGCAAGAGGAACTTAACCAAACGCTCGTGCAGGGCGACAACACCCTTGTCATGCGCATTAGACACCAGAACGACCTTACAGATGCGGTTAGGGTGGGTGCCGATGCTGTCATGCATGCCAACGCACAGGCACAAGCCGAAAGCGAACTAGCTGGTAGAAACGCTACTCAAGCAGAGATAGCGGCTAGGGCAGAACTACTGTACGAGGAAGCCAGAGCCAAAGCCCACACGACCGCAACCATATTTCTGAAAGACAAATATCTTGAACTGTCAGCGTTGGCTAATCTCAATGCGGCTTACCTGCAAGGTGCTTCCGCTGTGCGTGAGGCAGAACGGGTAAACGCAGAAGCCAAGATTCGGGCTGCCGGTGGTCCCGATGTTGAAGCCAAAGTTGCGGCGTCCAATTTGCAGTTACAGCTACAGTACCAGCAAAAGATATACGAAGCCGCCGGACAGGCTGTCAATGCCGATAGAGACCGGGTGACGTTCCTACAGACGGAATTGTCCGTGCTCAAAGGCATGGACCAGACCGCCCCGGAAGTTCAGGCAGCCGTCAAGCAAACCACCAAAGACCTGATTGAACTGCAAGACAAGATGGCACTGGCTACGGGTTCGCCTATGGCTGGAATGAAAGCCTATTTCGATGAGATGGCTATTCACACCAAGACAGCAGCTCAGGAAGTCCATGACTTTCTTGGCAAAGCGTTTGATGACCTGAATGACCAAATGGCTAAAGCCTTATTGGGGCAGAAGACCAACTGGCATAGCTTCTTTGAGTCGATGGCTACCAGTACCGCTAAAGCCGGATTCAAGCAGGCAGAGAGCGCACTAGCCAAGGGACTTGGGGCTGGCAATGCAGGTTCACCCGTGTCAGGCATTGCAAAAGCGTTTGGGCTTGGCGGGGGTAAGCCTGACGGTTCCGTTGGCAATCCGCTAAATGTGCGGGTGGTTGGCGGAATGGGAATTCCTAACTTGGGTGGTGGTTCTGAACCGCTCATGGTTCCGGGTGGAAGCGTTGCAGACATCACGGGCGGGACTGCCCCGACCATAAACACGTTAGACGGTTCTATGGCTGGCTTGATGTCGCTTTCTATGATTCCGGGCTTTGCCTCTGGTGGTGACCCATCACCCTATGGGCTGTCAATTGTTGGCGAAGACGGACCAGAACTGCACAGCAATCTAGGCGGACACGTAACCAGCAATAGCGACTTACGCAAATTGTTGGGCGGTCAAAACGTTTATCACATCGACGCCAGAGGCGCAAATGCTGCTGACGTTGACATGCGGGTTAGAAAGGCGATTGCAGAGAGTCATGTTGCCAGTGTTCGTGGTGCCGTGGTTGCTCAGCGTGAATTGAGCGTCCGTCGTCCCGCTTCAAGGAGAAATTAAATATGAGTTGGGCTCCGATCACCGGGACTAAATTTCAGGATGCATCCGGCAACCTGCTTGCCAGCGGAACAATCTGCTTTCAACCCTCTGACGGTAACGGGAATGCAATTCCCGCTCTTGCGTCGTCGGGTGGGTTCATTGTTGAAGCATCACAAGCAACCATCACCAGCGGGGTTATTGCCAGCTATCAAGTGTCACCTACCAATGGTGAGTTCGTGTACACCGTCACGATCACGGATTGCACATCCGGGTTGGCGGTCGTGCTCAAGGGCGTGACGGTCACCAGCACGGGAATCAACTTTGATACGTTCGACCCGGCTATGTTGCTGCCGTCCGTCCCTCAGATACTCGTCACGCTGGCAGCATCCCCGACGTTTACCGGAACTGTTACAGCCCCGATTGTTAATGCAACGACAGCCTTTGAAGTCAATGGAACCCCGTTAGGCTCAACCAACCTGAGTGATGCGTCTTCACTGGTAAAAACCACGGTCACGATAAACGGGCATCCGCTGTCGTCAAACGTGGTTGTGTCCGCCTCAGACATCACAACGGGTACCCTGCCCCATGCCCAACTTCCGGCTTTGGTTAGTGCAGACATCCCGAACAACACTGCAAATACGACGGGGACGGCAACATCTATCACGGGCAGTATCACCGAATCCCAAGTCACCAACCTGACGACCGACCTTGCCAACCGTGTGTTAACCAGCACGACTGTTAACGGTCACGCCCTGAGCAGCAACGTTGTGGTGAGCGCCTCAGACATTACGACTGGCACCCTGCCTCACGCTCAGCTTCCGGCTCTTGTCAGTGGAGATATTCCGAACAATGCAGCGAACACCACGGGCACGTCTGGTGGGCTCAGTGCCAACATCGCTGAGAGCCAAGTAACTAATTTAACCACAGATTTAGCCGCAAAAGTCTCGACTACGACTACGGTCAACGGTCATGCTCTGTCATCCAACGTGGTCGTCAGTGCCAGTGACATCACCACAGGCATCCTGCCCCACGCTCAGCTTCCGGCTCTGTTGAGTGGTGATATTCCCGCCAACTCAGCCAATACCAGCGGGACGGCTGCTGGATTATCCGCCAATATTGCCGAGTCCCAAGTCACTAACCTGACGACTGAACTTAGCAACCGTGTCCTGACCACCACAACAGTCAACGGTCACGCTCTATCTGGCAACGTGGTGGTTTCAGCTTCAGACCTGACCACAGGCAACCTGCCAATCGCCCAGATTCCCACTGGTGGGAGTTCCAGTACGTTTCTTCGTGGCGATAGCACGTGGGCAACCCCTTCGGGTGCAGGCAACGTTGTTGCCCCTGCATCTTCGGTTGTCGGCAATCTGGCAGCATTCAACGCCACCAATGGTCAGCTTCTTGAAGACACTGGCGTCCCTCTGAGCTTGTTCCCGACCGCTGGTGCGCTCAACATGCGTAACCGGATTATCAATGGTGATATGAGGATTTCCCAAGCAGCGGGTGGTGCAGGAGTAAACCCAGTTGGTCAGGCTGTATTTCCAGTAGATCGTTTCGAAATTATCCTGTATGGCGGCTCGTCTACTGCCATCCAATCGAATACTGTTGCGCCTACTGGATTTAACAGCAGTTTTTACCTCAACATTTCCACTGGCTACTCAGCCATCAGTAGTGCTTATGCGCAAATGCAGCAGAACATAGAAGGCTTGAATATAGCCGACCTTGGTTGGGGTACAGCAAATGCACAGACTATTACGTTGTCTTTTTGGGTGCGCTCGTCTCTGACAGGGCAGTTTGGCGGGGCGCTTCGTAATGCAGCACTCAATCGCTCATACCCTTATACCTACACTATCAACTCGGCAAACACTTGGCAGAAAGTCTCCATCACGATTACTGGCGAAACTACTGGTACGTGGGCAGCCGACAACACAATTGGAGTCACCGTTATCTGGGACATGGGGTGCGGTTCAAACTATCAAGGCACCGCCGGTTCATGGGTTGCTGCTGATAAGCGTGGAGTAACTGGTGACACAAGCGTGATGGCTGTTTCGGGAGCCAATTTCTATATCACTGGCGTTCAGTTTGAAGCAGGCTCAGTTGCTACACCGTTTGAGCGCCGTTCCTATGGGCTGGAACTGAGTTTGTGTCAGCGGTACTACGAAGTCATCGACGGCTGGGTTGCTAATCCGAATAGCTCTACCTCAATCGTTCTTAATGGCACTTATAAAGTTTCCAAACGAGCGGCTCCAACGCTTTCACTATCAACGTCTACACCAACATTTGCGATTTGGGGAGGCGGTAACTTTACTGGTTCTGGTTCGACAATAAACGCAACCTATCTGAACTCAACTACCGGATTCAACATTAACTTTGGGGGTTTCAGTGGCTTGGGCGGCACCTTTGTCTCAAACACTGGCGCAATGGCAATCCTCGCAGCAGCGGAACTATAAAACATGAGCTATACATACAGCCTTCTACCAAACACAACAGCCATTCAACGCTCGGACGGAGCTTGCATTCCGCCCGACCCCAACAACACCGACTACGCAGCCTATTTGGCTTGGGTCGCTGCTGGTAACACAGCAACCCCGGTTGACCCAGCCATCATAGCGGCTCAGGCACAAGCCCAACTGGCGGTTCAGGCTCAGACTTTGCTCGATAAGTCCGATGTAACTATGCTTCGCTGTTTTGAGCATGGGGTCACCCCACCCGCTGTTTGGGTGATTTATCGGGCTTCATTGCGGTCAGTGATTGACGGATCGGCGTCTGCGATTCCGGCAACCCCCGCTTACCCGGCTGGCACATAACATGATTATCGGAACTTTCAATTCGTGGAACATCATTGCAATTCCTAGCTCCCCCGCATGGAAGCAATTGGACTTCACTGCCCATGATTCCGTGGGAATGACGCAATCGCCGTTCACTATGCAGAGCCAAACTCAGTATTGGGCTGGTGGAGACTTCTGGAAAGTCAACGCTTCACTGCCAAGCATGAGCAATGCAAACGCTGACGCTTGGGTGGCATTCCTGCTTGAGTGTAGGGGACAGCTTAACGTCTTTCAGCTTGGTGACCCCTCAAAGACTAAGCCATCGGGACGACCGCAGGGCACCCCCGTGGTATCCGGAACCAACACTGCTACCAGCACGATGCTGAACACTCGGGGTTGGAAGGCGAGCACCAACAGACTTCTGATGCCAAGGGATTATATCCAGATTGGATACCGCCTCTATAACGTCATTTCTGCCCCTGTGAATTCAGATTCCAGCGGCAACGCAACCATAACGATTTGGCCGTCCTTGCGTGAGCAGGTAACGGACGGGACGGCTATAACCACCACGAATTGTAAGGGACTCTTCCGCTTAGCTTCCAACGACCGTGAATATACCTTCCGTGAGACTAAGACTGTTGGTTTGTCGTTCCACGCATTAGAAGCCCGATAACTGCGATTTTAGCCCCCCGCAATTGTTCTACAGGTAGAAGCCAGAAATATGCCACGTTCACTTGATTCCAACACAGCAGCAGAACTCACCAGCAATGTAGTGAGACCGGCGTTCTTTGTGTCGATAGCGTTTGCCAATGAAACCATTTATGCATGGACTGGGACAGGCAGTTTCATCAACCCCTATGACGGAAACACGTATACCGGGGTTGGCACGTTTGGCACGATTTCAAGCGTTCAGGAAAGCTCAGACGTTCAGGCGCAAGGAATAACCCTCAAGCTGTCCGGCATCCCGACAAACCTGCTAGATGATTCGCTGTCTGACGTTCAGTTCGGGCAACTTGCCCGTGTCTACCTTGGCTTTCTGAACTCCAGCGGAACCTTGGTTGGCGCACCTATCCCCGCTTTCATTGGTCTAGTTGACCAACCCGCTATCGACATCAACACCGATACCGTAACGATTTCCATTTCCGTTGAAAGCCGCCTAGCCGATATGCAACGGGCTCCGGGCGGAAGACTAACAGACCAAGACCAGCGAAGCCGTTATCCAAACGACGGTTCGTTGCGTTGGGTTCAGTACATACAGAACATGCATTTGGGTTGGACTTAATGAGCTTGATTCGCAAACCAGAATGGCAGGAACTCTTACACAATTTCCTTGTCGCAAACGTCAAGCAGCCGTTTGCATGGGGCACGTGGGATTGTGCTTTGTTCGCTGCCTCTGCCATCCAGTCATTTACCGGGGTTGACCTTGCAGCAGACTTCAGGGGCAGATATGCCGACGAAGCCGGGGCAACGGCAACGATTAAAACCGTGACGGGCGGTACCACGGTTGAAGATGCCGCTGTCTACGTCGCCAAGCAACAAGGCTTGGTTGAGAGACAAGCTGCTCTATTTGCCCAACGTGGTGATCTCGTGCTTTACCAAGGCTCTGAGGGTCTAGCCGCTGGCATCGTTCACTTTAACGGAATTCACTGTCTGTTTGTGACCCCCACGGGATTGCACAAGATACCGCTGCGTCAGTGCAAGCGTGCGTGGAAAGTGGGGCAGTAATGGCGAAAATCATAGAGGGAATCGGCATGATTGTGGGTCTTGGCATAGCTGCCTTTATCGACCCCGCTTTGATTCCGTTCCTTATCCAGATTGAGCTTCCTGTCCTCGCCGTTGGCGGGTCGATGATACTTCAGGGAATCGCTGAAGAGCTTGCGAACACCCCGACCAACAGTGTTTCCATTCGTGAGGCTGCTGGTTCCCGTCAGGTGATTTACGGCTCAACCCGTGCCAGCGGAACCGTTGTATATTGGGCGTCTACCAACAGTAGCAGTCAACTGAACCAAGTTGTTGTGTGGGCATCTCACACGATACAGAGTATCGACAATCTTTATTTGGATTCCCGCAGAGCCTATTGGGCTGGTGGTAACGGCGGGGATGCTGCGACCTATGGCGCAAGCGACATATTAGATTCGTCCGACCATTACGACGATGCCGGAAACAAGTACAACTTCAACGGTAAGGCTGCCTGCTCCAACATCCTTGGCACGGCTGCTGGTTACTATTTCACCGACCTTGGCAGCCGCACTTCCGGGCAGGGTGCGCCATGGGACGACACTTGCACGCTGAATGGGCTTGCCGCAACTTACTGCCGTGCTGAATACGACTCAAACATCTTTAACAGTCCGCCGAACCTTCAAGCCGATATTCACGGTAAAAATGATATTTACGACCCCCGTTTGGGTGCGCAATTCCTGAGTGATGGCGTCACGCCTAACCCGGCATCCCACGGTTGGACGTGCAACGCTGCCTTGATTGTCGCCGATTATCTCTGCAACCCTGACTTTGGGTTTGGGTGTTCCTACTCTGTTGAGATAGACACTGACCAACTCATTGCCGCTGCCAACATCTGTGACGAGCAAGTCCAACTTGCGGTTCAGCCGGGCGCATGGACCGCCAACTATCAATACGGAATTGGGCAGATAATTTACGACTCCAACAACCGTCTTCAGACCGTGCAGGGATACACGACCCTTACCAGCGTACCAACGTCAGGCGGAAGCCAACCAACGTGGGCAACAGTCGAGGGCTCGACGACCGCAGACAATCACATTATCTGGATTGCCGGAACCGTGGGGCAGGCGCTAACCGAAAGCCGCTACACCATCAACGGCACATTCCGTTACTCGTCCAACCGTGGTGACATCCTTAGTTCATTGCTCATGGCAATGGAAGGCAGGTTATCGGTCTCAGGCGGACTGATTCAGATTTACCCCGCCGCTTGGTATGGGACAACATTAGAATTTACCGCCAACGACTTAATTGGTCCTGTCAAATGGACGCCCCGGCGCAAGTTCCGGGACTTGTTTAATACGGTTCGGGCAACCTATGTCAGCCCGGTTTACCCGTACATGATTATGGGTCTGATGTCCAACGGCTACCGTGACCCCAATGTGTTCAGCGGGGCATACCAGCCCACGGATGCCCCGGAATATGCTCAAGACGCATTGCACGGATACATGACTGACCCGAATCTAGCTCAAGATGGCGGAACGAAGCTGTACACCGACCGTCGTTATCAGTTCGTGCAATCGTGTGCGACCGTGCAGCGCCTAATGAAAATCTTTTTACTGCGCAATAGATGGCAGGGAATTGGAACTCTTCAAATGCCGCTGTCTGCTTACCAGACGCAAGCCTGTGACGTTGTGCAGATGACGTTCGCCCCGTTGGGTTGGTCAAACAAGAACCTTGAAGTAAGCAACTTTCGCTTTGTTCCCAAGATTCAATACAACGAAGCAGACGGCAAGGAATCCCCGACGTTAGCCTGTGAGCTTGATGTCTGCGAAACTGACCCAAGCGTTTACACATGGTCACCCGCTGAAGAGCGGGGCATGGAGAACACCAACTCTCCTGTGATGGCTGATGCTTTTCAAGTCGGTCCACCT